TTTGTTGCTGGTGCCAGAAAGTGCGCGAGTACAAATTGAAGCGAGTCAGGGCGAGGGTGAGGCTTGGCCAAATTAGAAGCGCCATCACTCGCATAGGTCGCAGACTGACAGCAGAAGGAGGTCCTCTGTGAACGCCTTCGCCGACACGTCCGCCGCACACCCGCTGGGCCGGGTGTTCGGCCTCTCCAACGAGGAGTACCACGCTGGCCCCGGGGTCAGCAAAAGCCAGCTCGACCAGATAGCCGAGAGTCCGGCCACCTATATCTGGGCCAAGAATGCCCCGGTAGATGAGGAGAAGCTCAAGGCCTTCGACATGGGCAGCGCCATCCACTGCCTGCTGCTCGAACCGGACGAGTTCGAAAGCCGCTTCATCATCGCCCCACCGTTCAACCGCCGCACCAACGCCGGCAAGGCTGAAGAGGCCGAGTTCCTGGCAGGCTGCGCAGAGCTGGGCAAGACGGTGATGGATGCCGAGGAGGGACGCAAGCTCTACCTGATGCGCGACAGCGTGATGGCCCACCCGGACGCCCGCTGGCTGCTGGAACAAGAGGGGCACAGCGAGGCCTCCTTCTACTGGATTGACCCCCAGACCCAGGAGCTGTGCCGGATCCGCCCCGACCGCCACCTGAGCAATCACCCCATCATGATCGACGTGAAGTCGGTGGACGATATGGGGCGCTTCGAGCGCCATGTCGAGGACTTCCGCTACCACGTGCAGGATGCCATGTACTCCGAAGGCTTCCACCGGGTGATGGGCGAGGAGCCGGAATTCGTCTTTCTGGCTGTCAGCACCAGCGTGAACTGTGGCCGCTACCCGGTGCGGGTGCGCCCCCTGACGGATGACTGGAAGGATGCGGGCAAGGACCTGTTCCGCCGCGACCTCCATCGCTTCCACGACTGCCGGGTCAACAACGACTGGCACGACTTCAAACCCCTCCAGCGCCCAGCCTGGGCGACAAGGAAAGCAGCATGAACGACGTATCAAACGTAGAGACTTTGGTGCCATTAGAGGGCAGCTCTGGCCACTTCTTCGCAATGATTGCACCCCAGCTTCGCAGCCAGGGCATTGAGGCCCTTCTGCCGTCAGGCGTGAGCTTTGAGGCTTTTGTGCGGGCCGCCGCCACTGCCATGGCACAGAACCCAGAGTTGGCAAACGCCGACCAAAAGTCAGTCATCCAGTCCCTTATCCGGTGTGCGACACACGGGCTTGTGCCGGACAACCGAGAGGCGGCACTGGTCACCTTCAAGGAGAAGCAAGGCACCAACTTCGTCCTCAAAGCGCAGTACATCCCCATGGTTGACGGCGTGCTAAAGCGCGCCCGCATGAGCGGTCAGATTGCCGTCATTGCCGCCAAAGCCGTGTTTGATGGCGACGCCTTCGATTACTGGATGGACGAGCAAGGTGAACACATCAACTACCGCCCCACCTTCAAAGGCCGGGGCGAGTTCTCACTGGCTTTCGCTTTTGCCAAGCTGCACTCAGGCGAATTGATTGTCGAGGTCATGCCAAAAGAAGATATCGAGCGCGTCAAAAGTGCCAGTAAGACCGGTAATAGCGAATACGGGGCTTGGGCCAAGTGGTACGACAGGATGGCGGTAAAAAGCGTCCTACATCGCCTCGCTCGACGCCTCCCGTCCGCATCAGAACTGGTTACCTTGCTGGAGTCTGGCGATGAGTTCGACTTCTCGCGGCAGCCAGAGAAACCCATCCCAAAACAAGGCGGCAGCCGCGCCCTGGATGCCATCCGCGGCCAGAGCACCGAGCCTGTTACTCTGGATCACGAGCAGGCTGCCGAGCCTGACCAAGCTGCCCAGATTGACCACGCCAGCGCCTACGCCGACCACTGTGCCGCCATCGAGGGATCCAGCGATACCGCCGAGTGGCAGCAGGCCTACAGCGCAGCCTGGGCCTGGGCCAACGAAACCGGCGACCAGAATATCATCGCAGGTATCAAGCAGATCGCCGGCGAGCGCAAGAAGCAGCTCAGTACCGGGCACAGCGCCCAGCAATAACCAACAAGGCCCGCTCACTGCGGGCCTTTTCAATCCTAAGGACCCGCCATGACCGAACAAGCCAAAACAGAGACAACCCAGGCCCAACTGGTTGTCATCGAACCCACCACCGCCGTCGCCCTGTTCACCGAGGGCCAGGGCGTGGCTGAACTGCTGGCCGACATTCGCCAGAAGGCAACCAGCCTGGTACCCGACATCACCACCGCCAAGGGCCGCAAGGAGATCGCCAGCGTCGCCCATGCTGTCGCCCGCACCAAGACCTACCTGGACGGGCTCGGCAAAGAGCAAACGGACAAGTTCAAGGAGATCCCCAAGCGCATCGACGCCAATCGCAAGCAGATCCGCGACACCCTGGACGCCCTGAAAGACGAGGTGCGCGCCCCGCTCACCCAGTACGAAGCGGCAGAGGAAGCCCGAGTGGCAGCACTGCAATCCCGACTGGCCCGCCTCAATGAACTGGGATCCTCTGCCAGCATCGAGATCGCCGCCGCCGACTTGCAGGTCATGCTGCAGGAGGTCGAGCAGAACGCCCTGGACGACACCTGGCAAGAGCTGCTGCCCCAGGCGACCGTCGCCAAGGAGCTCGCAGCCAAGCGCCTCGGCGAGGCCCTGGCTGCCCGCCTGAAGTACGAAGCCGAGCAGGCCGAGCTGGAGCAACTGCGCCAGAAGCAGGCCGAACAGGATCGCATCGACCGCGAGCGCCTGATAGCCGAGCAGGCGGCGGAGCAAGCCCGCCGGGAGGAAGAGAATCGCCAGCGCCTGGAGCGTGAAGCCGCCCAGCACCGCGAGCAGGAGGCCCAACGCCAAGCCCAGGTGGCACAGCAGGCTGCAGAGCAGGCCCGGCGTGATTCCGAAGCCGCCGAGCTGGCCCGCCAGCAGGCCGAAGCAAACGCTGCACGCCAGGCGGAAGAGGCCGCCGCCCGGGCAGCAGAGCAGGAACGTCAGCGCATCGCCGACGAGCAGCGCCAGAAAGCCGCAGAGGATGCTGCGCGCTCCGCCGACATGGAGCACCGCCGCACCATCAACAACGCCATCCTGATGGACCTGATGGGCCTAGGGATCGATGAGGGGAAAGCCATCAACCTCATCAAGCACATCGCCAGCAACAAGATCGACCATCTGACCATCAACTACTGATCACCCGCCCCGCCGCCAACGGGGCCCTTGCACTCCCAGAGGACCAACCATGACCACGCTGAACCCCAGCGAGGCGACCAGTCTCGCCCTGAACACCCTCACCAGCCAGATCCGCAACATCCTGCTGATGCCGGACGCCCCGGCCAAGGCCGCCATCGGCAGCTTCGAAACCCTGCTCAACGCCAACCTGACCATGATCAGCGAGGCGGCCAACGCCCACATCGACGAGTTCAACACCCTGATCGGCGAGCTGGAAGGCCGGGATGGCGAGCTGCTCACCCAGGCTGCCCTGGTCAGCGAGCTGCGCCAGCAGGTTGCTGAAGCCGAGCAGCGCATCGTTGCCGCACGGCAAGAAGGCGCCGCCGAGCTGGAAGCCAAAGCAGGCGAGCTCTACAAGGCGCAGCGCGCCCTGAACGAGATTGAGGCCAAATTCAGCGCCCTGCAATTCACCTCCCGCCAGACCGATCGCCAGCTGGCTGACCTCAAGGCCATGGACCCGGCAGGAATGAAGCGCCGCATCAAGGAGAAAAACGACCAGCTGGAGCTTCAGCGCACCGCGATCGCCAAGCACAAGAGCAATGAGGCCGCCTACCGCGCCGAGGTGCTGAAACTCGAGCGCCGCATCAAAGACCTGCTGGATGCCATCAACGAGCAGGATCGTGAGCTGGAAAGCCGCCACGGCGTCATCATGGAGCTCGAGATCTGCCGTGATGCCAAGCTGGTCTGGTTCAAGCACCTTGCCAAGACCTACAAGGGCGAGGACGGCACGCTCTGGAATGTCTACCTGGTGGATCACGGCCTGCAGTCAAACCTCCCCTACCTCATCAATGACCTCAACTGGAAGCTGCACGCCATGAAATCCGATGGCTCCGGATGCTCGGTCATGCTGAGCCAGTGGATGAACCCCATCTACCCGACGCCTTATGGTGCCGGGGCCCCGGACGACATGACTCAGGACATCTTCGCCTTCATGCAGGAGGCACTGGAGCAGAGTCACCCCCACCTGCAACCCCGCACCGAATGGGCCAAGACAGTCAGCATCCATGAATGCGGCCTGCCGCCGCGCACCATCAAGCCGCTGGAGGAGGCCGGAATCGACACCCTCTACAAGGTGATGAGCCACCAGGGGAACAAGCTGGACAAGGTGAAGGGGATCGGCCAGAAGCTGGTAGGCCAGATCGTCTACGCCTGCGAGCTCAAGGTGAAGCTGTGGGAGGAGCAGTTCGCCGCCAGCAAGCAGGAAGAGCAACACCAGGAGGCAGCATGAGCCTCTACCGCCACCGCGGCATGGTGCAAGACCGCAAGACGAAACAGCTACTCCAACAACGCCAGCGAAAACGCGACGAGATAGAGCGCCGCCAGCTGGCCAGCCAGCTTGGCATCGACCCCAAGGAGGTGCGCTGATGGCGATCCTGATTGATAGCGGCACACCGGCCAGCGACAAGAACTTTTGGGCCACAACATGGGAGTGCTTCGCAGATGCCCAAGCACTCTATGGTCGGCGTTTCGAGTGCGATGTTGCCGCCGAACCACTCACTGCCAAGTGCAGCCGCTACTTCACCAGCCACCTGCTGCTTGATAAGTTGCTGGACTACCGCACCCGGGAAGATGTACGAGCCCAGATTCGTGAGGCCGAGCAGGCTGGCACGGTCTGTATCGGCATCGACAGCCTCAACCTTGACTGGCCAGAGCACTGGTGGTGTAACCCGCCGTTCGACCTGAAACCTGAGTTCATCACCCAGGCCCGCCAGCAGCAAGCCAATGGCAGGCCAGGGATGATGCTGCTGCCATACGAGCCGCTGACAACATGGTGGCGCCGCTTGCTGGCCGAGGATGTGATCATCTACGAGCCGGATGGCCGTTATCAGTTCTACGAGCGCGATGGCGCAACCAGAAAGAGCGGAGCCAACTTCGGTTGCGCCCTGATTGCCTTCCCCACCATGAAAGTGGGTGCATCCCCTCGCATCCCCTTTGTGCGCGGCATTGGCTCTAAGCGCGCGGCCTGATACCACCAATCCATCCACCGCCAGCCATACAGAAACGGTGGATAAGTCGAGGACCCCCATGAAAGCCACGGAAAACCCCTACTGCGGTGCAGTAGTCATCGGGTTGGGCGTCGTCATGCCCGATCCCAAGCAGCCAGGCAAGTTCGTTCTGCCTGGCGGCATCACCTGCGACCGGCAAACCGCCGAGGCCGCAGCCAAGAAGATCCACGACCTGCAGGCCAAGAAAGCCCGCAACTAACCGACCAAAGGACCCAGACCATGAACCATTCCGTTATCAAATCCGCCAGCATCTACAGTGCCAAGCTCCCAGCCATCGCAGCAATGCGCGAACACCTGGCCGAGCTCTCCTTCACTCCGCTCACTGAAAATCAGCTCAGCTGCGCCGGGTTCGAGAACAACCTGGTGACCGGCGAGCTTGTTACCAACCTGCCAGGCGTCGGCTACGCATTCGTCGTGCGCCAAGACACTAAGCTCATTCCGACCAAGATCGTCAACCGCAAGCTCAAAGAGCGCGTTGATGCGCTGATCAGCTCCGGTCTGCGGGAGAAGGTTACTCGCAAAGAGAAACTGGCCATGAAGGACCAATTGATTGTTGAGATGGCCGCCACGGCTGAATATGAAACCACGCTCATCCACGCCCTGTACGACCAGAGCAACGAGTTGCTGTACCTCAACACCACCACCAAGCGCCCGCTCAAGGTGGTCATGCACCTGCTGGTGAAGTGCATGGGCTCCCTCAAGACCCAGACCATCCACATCGACGACATCAAGATGGGGATCAGCAACCGCCTGAAAGACTACCTGACCGATAGTGCAGAGCGCCCGGAAGCGCTCGGCCCCTTCTCCCCGCTCCAGTTCGTCAAGCTCAAGTCTGCCGACACCGCGCAAGAGATGGTGACCTTCAAGGGCATGGATCTCAACGGGGATCGCGCATCCGATGTGGTTTCCCTGCTGGAAGCTGGCTACCAGGTGGAAGAGCTGGAACTGTGGCACGAACCCATCAGCTTCAAGCTAAACAGCGATTTCAGCCTGCGCGCCATCACCATTCCGGATTACGACTCTGATGATGATGCCGATGACTACGCCCACCACTGGCGCCAGTGCAACGCTGCGAACCTCATCCTGCTGTCGAAGGCCATCACCGACCTCTGCACCATGATGGACTACCAAGCCCCGGCAGAGGAGAAAGCGGCATGTGAAGCAGTTCCGGCAGATCAAGACCAGCTTTATCAAGATGCCGTTGAATTCGTAATGGAGTCAGGCAGGGCTTCTGTCAGTGCAATCCAGCGTAATTTCAGGATTGGATACAACCGCGCAGCGTGGCTTGTTGAAGCCATGGAGACCAGGGGCATCATAAGTACGCCCGACTCGCAGGGTCTCCGGAAAGTCATTGCCGGAGGTGCCGCATGACCGACCTCACCATAACCGACACCAAGGACGTCTGGGTGGTTTACACCAACACCGACCTCACCGAGGGGCGTGGGCATCAGCACCCGATCCACGTCTGCGGATCAGCATCCACCGCCGCACGCATGGCGACACGCAAGGGCGTCCAGGGGAGCGACGCCAACGTCAGCAAGGAGATCGCCGTGAAGGTGCGCGGCAGTTGGCTGGCGCCGGTGAGCATCATCGAGCCCAACGACGCAGATCGCCGCGCTGACGCGCTCAACGCCGAGCGCCTGCGGGTGATGGACAAGGCCCGGGCCGCTGGCCTGACGGACGACGAAATCAGAATGCTGGGGGATGTATGAACGAACACACCAAGGGCCTGCTGCGGGTGGGCCATTCCGGGGCGGTTGTGGCAGACCACCCCGTCCCAGAAATGAGCGGCAGCGATGCCGTCGAATACTACGGCGGCCACTTGGTCGCCGAGTCAGTCACCGCCGCCAATGCCCGGCGGCTGGCAGCTTGCTGGAATGCCTGCGACGGTTTCACCACCGAAGAACTAGAAGCTCACACCGGGCCTCGCCTGCTGCGCGCTCGCCTTGAGGGTGCATTCGCTAGAATCGACGAGCTGCTTAGCGAACGGAATCGGGTTGGCATTGATATCAGTAGTGCCATTCTCTCCGGCATCGTCCCAGACCGTCACCCTCTGCGCTCGCGACTGGAGTTGCTGGCCAATCACCACAAGCGTGAACTGGAACTGGCTGAGCAACTCAAGGATGCCACCCGGCAGATAGCTGCATTGGCTGACCCGCTTCGCGATGCTAATCAGTACATAGAAGAATCGATCCCAAGCTGCATATCGGAGTATCACAGAGGATGCGATTTGACAGATCGTATCAATGCCGCGCTGGCTGGATCTGCGCAAACCACGCCGAAGCCTGGGTGCGGTTGTCGAACCTGTCACCCGCTAACCATAAACGATATGCGCTTCGTAATATGCCCAGACTGTGGCAACAAGCGCTGCCCGCGGGCCAGTGACCACCGTAACGCTTGTACTGGCAGCAATGAAGCAGGCCAGGCAGGTAGTAGCGCGTTCGCAGCCGCACCAACGCAGCCAAGGAGGTGAGCCGTGCGCTTCAGAGCCCCCATCATCCAGCCCGGCCTGACCCGCACCGAAGCCGAAGAAACCCGCGCCAGATACCTCCGCATTAACCCCGGCGCCCGGGTCACCATCGACAGCCAACCCGACAACCCACAGCTCAAGACCCTGATAGCCCACCTCCCTGTCCTGCCCATCCGGCAGGTGCTGGCACCGGGCTTTATCGGGTACCGCGGCTGGCGGGCATAACCAGAGCCCCGGCCAGTCCGGGGCTTTCTATTTAAGGACCAACCATGGCGAAAATCTACATAGCCGGGCCTATCTCAGGCCTGCCGAACTTCAACCGCGACGCCTTCAATGCCGAGGCGCACCGCCTGCTTGGCCTGGGCCATGTGGCCCTAAACCCGGCGATCCTGCCGGATGGGCTGGAGCAACACGAACACATGGCCATCTGCATCGAGATGGTCAAGATGGCAGATCAGCTGGTCATGCTGCCTGGCTGGGAGCGCAGCGCCGGCGCCAGAGCAGAGCACGCCCTGGCCATCAAGCTCGGCAAGGCCATAATCCTCCCCGTGCCGCACTTGGCTGACGAGGTGGCGGCATGACCAGACAGCGGGCCGCCGGGCTCGCCATCCTGGCCATTAACATTCTGGCCGTCATTGTGGCGGCCGCACTGATTGGAAGGTGGTAGGCATGAGCGGAAAAGAATATCCACTCGACGTTTACGACGTCAGTTGTGATAGGCAGCGCATTTTCATGTCTCGCGGCCATCACGACATCCATGAGTTTATGAGGGCTGTGCGGGCTGATGGATATGACTGCTTCCTCTGCGTTCCAGAGTATCGCTGGGTTAAGGTTGTTCCAGACTCGACAGGTGAGCACAGCCACATCTTCGCCTTCGTCAAAGAAGGCACTCGTGGCGCCTTCCCGGCAACCTACTCATGGGAGGCGCACAAAGACGAAACCTACGAGGCAAAACACCCGGCTACATCATCTGCCGCTGATTAACGGCCCTTCCTTCAATCCACCCAGCGCCCCATCCTCTGGGACAGGAGGGCCACGCCATGCAGCAACTTCAACTGACCATCGACCAGGACAGCCAGCTTCTCAACGAGCTGGTCAGCGCCGTGCGCTCCCCCACCCTTTCCCGATCGGCCAAGCTCGCCGAGATCGGCCGCATCCTGGCGCACTTCGACCTGCCCATCGAAGCGCCCCGGGTTGCCGGCCAGCTCTGGAGCGCCACCGAGTTGGGCAGGGAGCTGGGGGTCAGCGCCCAGGCCATCGGCAGGCTGGCCAACCAGCACAACCTGAAAATCACCGAACTGGGTGAATACCGCCTTGACCAGGCGGCAAACTCCCGCAAGCAAGTTCAAACCTTTTACTACAACCAGCTCGGGCGTCACCGGCTCGAGTCTCTTTTAAACGCGAGGACCAAACCATGCAGCAATTTGTCTACCCCTGCGCCAAGTGGGTAAGGCCAAAGCTTTTCGCTGCCCTAACCGGCATGTCAGAGAAGGCAGCCGAAGGGCGCCGCCTGAAAGGAGATTGGCCAGAGGGCCTGGTGTGGCGCCGCGCCCCTGACAACCAGATTCGTTACAACGTTGCGGAGTATGACAAGTGGGTAGAGTCAAGCATGATGATCTAGTGGCTGGCGTCACCGGATTAGAAGTTCATGGCAAAAAACTGCGCATCAACTTCACCTATAAAGGCGTCAGGTGCCGGGAGGTCTTGGACCTCCCCATCACAAAAGCGAACGTGAAATTCGCCGCCAACAAGCTGGCCACAATAAAGCATGAGATCGCCATCAACACCTTCAACTACGCCTCCCATTTTCCAAACAGCGGAACGGCGGAAAAGTTCGGCCCGGTAAGAAAGCGCCATCAACTGGGGAGTGCCTGCGCCGAGTTCTGGAAACTGCTGGAGCCAACTCTCAAGCCGACCACCAGAAAGATTTACCCCTGCGGGTTCAAGTCCTGTCTTGCTATTCTCGGCCCTGAGAGGGACATGGCAAGCTTGAAGCCAAAGGATCTCGAGCGGCTGCGCAACGAACTGATGGCGCAACTGCGGCCTGCCACGGTGAACACCTATCTGAAACGCTTCTGCCAGTTTCTGCTCTGGTGCGAGCGAAACGATATCATGAAAGATGCCGGCAAGATGTTGGCTGGATTCAAGCTGGTATCCTCCAGCAACGGATCACCTGCCGACCCGCTCGAATATTCAGAGTACCTGCTGGCGCTGGATGCCTGCACCCACGTTCAGCACCGGCGCATGATCACCGTATCCGTTTATACCGGCCTGCGCCCCGGTGAGCTTCGCGCTCTGGCGTGGGAAGATATCGACTTCGAAAAGCGGACGATCACGGTAAGGCGCAGTGTCGGCCCGGGTGGCGACTACTTCAAGTTGCCAAAGACCGGCTTGGTCAGGGTGGTGGACATGCAGCCCCCTGTAATAGAGGCGCTATCTGGTCAGCGTGAGCTCACTTACTCGAGAAAGCCGGTAGTGATCAGCGTTGACCAGGAGGTTGGCAAGGAAACCATCTCCGTTAGGCCGGTGTTCTCTCCAAAACTGACCTCGACGTTTGAGCACAACTCTGGAGACTGGTTCACCCAGTCTGGATTTGTGACCATGTGGGTTCGGGTGGTCGAACGATCCGGGATCCGCTATCGCCGTCTTTACCAACTTCGGCATACTTTCGCCAGCTGGAATTTGACATCGCACGGAAACCTCGCTTATATCGCCGACCAGATGGGACACGCAGATCTTGAAATGCTTCAGTCCGTTTACGGGAAGTGGATCGCGTCAGCCAGCAAATCGGAGGCTGCGCGGATCTGGGAACTGATGACGTCAAAAGGCCATTTTGCCCCAACAACGCCCCAAGAAAACGGCGGATAAATATAAGGCATTGTTTTTAAAGTGGTAAAAACTTACATCTACTACCCCGGCATGGTAATCAACTGGGGATGACCACACCGCAGCCAAACCCGCGCAAACCCTTGCATCCGTTGATATAGCAGCCTTTCGAGAAGAATAACCCCCACCTCATAACACCTCATTCCCCCGATATTTTTGCCCCAAAATTGCCCCAATCTGAAAAATCTTGCCCCAAAATTGCCCCAGAAAAACCCCAGCCTTTACCTGTCGAACGCGCATAGAAAAGCCCGCTCAATGGCGGGCCAATCCGAATCCTTCCGCATCACGCTGACACGGTGGCTTCATCGCGTAGTTTTTCCAGAATGCGCGCGATCTTGCTCTCCTCCTCAGGCGCCAGGTCCAGCGTCTCAACAAACTCTTCCAGTTAGCTTAGTAGTGATTCCATCCGATTTCCCCCTTGCTCTCCCAGTCTCTCGACTGTGAAACACTGTATACCCATACAGTACACTCCTTGAATTTATCATTTTCGGACTGATTTGGGTATTAAAAATGGGGCCGTAGCCCCATCAGTGTCGTGCCTTTCTCTAAATCCCTGCCAAAATATCACCAGATACTAATGAGAAAGTTCAACGCAAACCCTATCAAGACAGCGAAGAAACTGAACGCCATGAAGGTGTCCATGTCATCGCGACTGGACTTACTGAAGCACCAACAACCGGCCGCAAAGGGTATCAGTGCCAGGGTGAAGCTGAAACTAAAAGCTTTCAGTGCCACCACCATCATTATCAGAGCAAACAGTATCCACATGGTCAGGGCCCTCTGCGATAAAGGCCCCAGATTACCCCTATCACAGAGGCTCAGCCAGGGCCGCTATTCCCCCTTACTCCCAGTTCGCCTTGTTCTTGTTTACCGCTTGATACACTAGGTCATTACGGCGGGCCAGCATCTCATCGATGCGCCGGCGCTTCTCTTCTGCTGTCATTGTGCGGTCGCGCTGGATCAGCTCAATCCTGTTGCGTACCACACGCACTTGCTGCTGGGTTCGACTCAGGCTTCGGCGCGACTTCAGGATCCCGCCCTGCTCTTCCAGTAGCTCGTTTGCCTTGTCGGTCAGCCCTTCGCTGCGGTACTGATCAACGGTGCGCTTGAGCTGGTTCACCTCGTTCAGCATCCGGTAGAACTCCTCCATGTGCTGAGTGGACTTGGCAGGGCCGCTGCCTCGGTACACGGCCTTCACCAGCGGGATCTCATCGGCGCGCCAGCTTGCAGACTCCCCGGGCGTGCCGGCCCGGATCAGGCCATCGGCCGCCGCCATCACGTAACTGCCGATGGTGCCCGTGTAGCCGATCAGCAGGTGCTCCAGCTTTTTGGGTGACATACCCAGGGTTTCGCCAAGCTCACGCATCATCAGACTGGTCTGCTCGTTGTAGCGAGCCTCCGCCTGCACTGCGAGGTCCTGCGCGTTCTCGATGGGGATGCCACGGAAGGCATCGTAGTTGAAGTAGGATTCCACCAACGGCTTGACGATCTGCGGCGTGGGGTTGAGCGCGAACGTTTCACCGACCGCCCTGGCTATCGCCTTGCCGAGTTGCGCGCCAGTGTCCTTCCCGCCCATGGCGCGCACCATGCGCTCCGGGATGGTGCCGAACAACACCCCAATCTCGAACGGCTTGGGGATCCGGAAGTGCTGATCGCCGACAAAGAAGTGCCAGTTGGTATCCTTGTCCCAATCCGGCAGCTCTTCGTATCGCTCATCGTCCCAGTTGGCGGCCAGCAGAGCCAGGCTCGCAGCCGTGATCATGCCTGCACGTTTGGCGATGGCTCTCGGGTTGTCCCGCAGTTCGCGGGTCAGCTTGCCTAGACCTTGCACCCGGGCATTGAAGAACGGCAGCAGTTGGGTCATGACCTGCATGGTGCGTGAGGCACCCAGCATGGAGAAATCCATCAGGTCCTTCGACTCGAACGCCGCCTGGGCGTGGCTCTTGCCAGCCTTGATGGCTGCGGCATAGACCGCCTCGCGGTTGGCATTCTCGAAAGCCTCGCCATAGCGGTTGTACTTCTCCCACGCATTGGCAACCACGCCCTTTGCCTGAGCGGCGTTGCGGATAATGCTCTTTTCGTAGCGGGCGATTTGCTCGGGCGTCATCCCCTTGCGTCGCAGCGACTTACGCACGGTATCGGCCATCGCCTCTGGGTCATTGCCATTCACGTAGCCGCCCAGGAAGGAGGCTCCGCTGAACATCACATCAATGGTACTGCCGTCCATCGCCAGGGTCTTTTTCACCCCCTTGATGGAGTCGATCACCGGCCTGAAGCCGTCTTTGCTGATCGCCCAGCTGGAGAGTGAGTCGCGCAGGAAGTTGCGCAGCATGAATTCGGGAGATGCAGTGACCCCAGCAGTAAGCAGGCGCTTGGCCTTGGCCGCCACATTGACCATGGCGCCGAACGGCTTGCGGTCGAAGAAGGTCATAGCGCGATAGAGGTCCGGATCCTCAACCCGGATCATGTAGTCCTCCCCCTCCAGCTTGACCATGATCCTGTCTTTGCCATTGGCAAGGGCCTGGTAATCCATCTTGTTTGGCTTCGGAATGACCTCGATGATGCCGGTATCCGCCAGGTTCCAAACCGTCTTCTGGGCCGCCATGTTCTTCATGGACGCGTCGATCAGCTTGGAGGTGGAGGTGAAGATGTTCTCGAGCAGGTCGTTGGTGTTGGCCTCCCCGCCCTTGAGCTTCTTGATACCGGCGTTCTGGTTGGCAATGCCCTTCGTCTTGAAGGGGGCGATCACGTCGCCGTCATCTGATTCACGGAAGAACGGGATGTACCATTCGCTTTCAAACTCGGCCCGCGCCTCTTTGGTGAAGAGCCCAGCTTCTTGTGCCAGGTCCAGGGTTGCGGCATTGAGGCGGTTCCAGCGGGCTTTGGCATCAAGGAATTTGGCCTCCTTGCCCTTGCCTTGCCCCTTGAGCGCCGCAATGTCATTGGCATCGAGCAGGTTCTCTCTGCCCTGCGCCATCAGCAGTTCCGCCCGGTGACCAGCCATCCAGCCAAGCCAGTTGTGCAGATCAGCTCCCAGGTCGGCAAAGATGCCCAGCAGCGCGTCTTTCTCGCCGGTACCCGCCTTGCGCTGGATCACCCCGTCATTCCACTCCGGCAGACCATAGAGCATGGTCGCCTGCATGGTGGAGGCGGCCCCCGTCGCCATCCGTGCCGCCACATAACCGGAGTCTGCGGCATCAGTAATGCCGGCAGCCTCCTCGGCGTATTTGATGGGGGCCAGCGCGTCGAGCACCTCGGTGTTGGCTTTCTTGATGACGCGATCGATCCATGAGCTGACCACGCCTCGGTCAACTTGACGGAGCTTGTTCAGGCTGGCCTTGGTCTTGTCGATGATGTCGGGCTTGGGGCCCAGGTTGAGCTTCTCCATGGCCGCATCAGCTGCGGTACTGGCCTGGCTCATCTTGATACCGCCTTTCTGGGCTGGCCGCTCGGCTTCCTGGCTGAACTTCTGGCCACCATCCGGGCCGCCATTGTCAGGGCCGCCGCGCTTCATCTTCTTGCCAAGCGCCTCGATCAGGTTGCGGGTCTCGGCAGCCGTGATGCCATCCGGTACAAAACCAACTGCACGCAGCGCCCGGGTGACCCAGGCCACGACCCGATCCCAGCCACGGCCCCAGGCCCCCTGCTCCAATTCTGCGAGATGAGCCACCACCTCCTCGGCTTGGGTGCCGATGTCCTCATCGGCGTAATGGGTGTTTACCCAATCCCACACCGGCTTCATGCTGGGGTCCTTCTGGGACTGGATGAGGCGGCTCATCAGCTTGGTGTATTCCCCGTCACCCAGGACATTGGCCAGGCCATAGTGGGCCAGCACCTCATGGCGCAGGATCTCGCGCATCCGCTTGGGATTGGCGATGGTATCCGCGGCCACATGCAGGGTTCCGCTGTCATCATCAAAGGCGGCGCGGCGGATCAGGCCATCTTGTGCCGCCAGCCCCAGCGCCTTCTCCAGCTCTGCCTGGGTGGCGTGGATCTGCACATCAATGCCACTGGCTCCACGGTACTGCTTGAACCACTCCTTGGTTACCAGCTCCGCCTCCTTGCGGGTCAGGTGCTTGGCTGGCTTCTCGCCCTGCGCCATAGCCTGTTTGGAGAAGCGGATTATGCGTTCAGGCTTGTCATCCTTGGCTGGCTCATCGGCTTGCTTGCCGATCACCTCCTTGTCACCCCGGATATTCTGGCGGCTGCGCTCACCGCTGCGAATGCCCTTGCCAACGGCCTTGATCAGGCTATCGAGCTCGTGCTCCCTGATGGGACCCTTGACCAGCCCCACCTTGCGCAGCAGGCGGCTGAGCAGGGTCTTGATGTCGTTCCAGGCCTGGATAGAGCGGGAGGGCAACGCGCGTTCGGCGAGATGAGCAAACACCTCTTCCGCCTGGTGCAGTGCGCTCTGCTTGCCATAAAAAGAATCGCCCGCAATCTGCTGCCAGACTGGGGCGATCCATTTCTCCTGCTTGGCGTCGATCAGCTTCTGGAGAAGGGCCTCTTTATCGCTTGGCGTAAACGTGTCCAGACCGTAGTGGCCCAAGACCTCATGACGTAAGGTAGTGACGACTTCCGCTTTTGCTCTTTCTGCGCCTCCCACACCCTGTTCATCTCGTGACGCTGGTCTGAACGACTGATCCAGAACGGGATCTCCAGATACCCCTCCTTCTCCCCCATCTCCTTGGTGAATATCCTGACCGAGCCTTCCCGCTCGGCGGGTGATGCTGTCGGCGAAGAGATGGACCTGCTGCTTGCCGGGGAGGTATCCCCCGTCGCTCCATCCGATTTGCTCGGGGCTGCCTTCTGGTCCATAAAGATCCTCTTGAGTTTGACCAACAATAAAATCGAGTGACCGAGCCCCTTTATACTCAGCCCTGAAATCCGACACAATCCCGGCAACCTCATCCGCCGTCAAGCCAGCCTGCTCGCCCACGGCGGCAACCCGTTGCTGCGACATCCGCACCCGGTTGGGCCGCGTTTCTTGCTCGCCTTCCACCGGCGGGGCCGCCACGATATTGGGATTATCCTTGCTGCGCTCAAACTTGGCTGGTTGGCTAGGATTGCGCACCCGATCAACCGTGTCGGCCAGCACCTGTGGCTTGACGCCATCCAGCCGCCAGCGGGCATCGTCCGGGTTATCCCCATGCTCCAGACCCAGCTCATCGGCCACTGCAATCGCCTCGTCATCGGCCAGGGTGCTGGCATCGACGGGCGCAACCTCGGCGCGGGCCTCCTCTATCATCCGAGTCGGCGCACTGCCTGCCATCTCTTCTCGATCACGGCGCAACTGGATATAACGCTCGAGATCCATCTTCTCTTGGCCTGCCTGACGAGCCCCCTCATTGGCTACTGCGGCACCGGTGCGACGCCCGCCATTGCCATTCATCTCGTGCCGGCCAGCCAACTGCAAATCCGCAATGGTACCGCCGAGGTTCTGGTGGCGTTTTTCCAACTCATTTATGGTCATCCCGCCAAAGCGGTTGTCCATGCGCCCAGCAAACTCGCGCTCAGACTGTTCCCAGCGCTCCTCGCGAGTCGGCACGGGGTCCCCCTTCTCGAAAGCCCTCCGGTAGGCCTCCCGCGCCCTGTCAATAGCGCCCTCTTTGGTGTTGGAGGTAAACCAGCCAGCCCCAACAGCAGATCGGTACTTCCAGCGTCCGGCATGCTCCTTCAGCAAGTCGCGATCAATAAGATCTACCTCGGTTGGCTCCGGAACTACCCCACCTCGAGCAGCCTCGACCAGTGCCGAAGGCTCATTGGCGGCCGGAGCAGTAAGGCCTCGCACCTTGGCAGTGAACGACTTGGCTACTACCAGGCCACCCTTACCCGGGATCGCCTTTACGCCGCTATCCTTGGCCCACTGCTTGATGAGCGGCACATCACCTTTCAAGGTGATGGTTCCATCCGGGTTATCAATGGCCTCTGCCCATGGCGTAGGTGCGGCGACAGGTGCAGGCACTACCGGATCTGGTTGCGCCACCTCAGAAACAGCAACCCCGGCATCTGTGGCCGGGGCTGTCAGTGTTTGGTCATCTTGCTGCTGTCCATCAGGTACAGGTGCAGGCGCAGCGAGATCTCCCCGATCTCCGGCTCCAGCTCCATCGGCGAATCCGGTAATGGCTGGTTCAGCGCCTGCTGCAGCAGGTTCGCCTGCGCCAGGCTGATCGCGTTGTCCTTCACTGCTGATTGCAGGTACTGGGGTAACTGGCTCATTGCTCACCTCTGCCTGTGGTTGGTTGACGGGGATCACCCCGCGGTATCCGGTATCGATGGCTGGTGCTAGTTGGCTGGCCTCGCCCGCGGTGGCAGACGGCGCCGGAACTGTTTCAGCGCTTACGCTTTTGGCTGGCTGATCAGATGGTTGCCTTATGTCAGCGACATTCGTGTCGTTGACTTGGGACGGGGTTGCTTGCGCGCCGCGCGGGGCCATGCTTGCTACGGCGCTTTTGTCGATAACTACATGCTCTGTCTGGCCGCGCGGGTCGGTGCCGGTGACCACACCATATCCCTGACTCACCAACTCGTTGATGTAGCTTTCAGAAAGGCGGGTAATATCCCCCTGCTTGTGCAACACCTTGGTGCCAGGCTTAATCTTGACATCGTACAGGGTGGGCGTGCCGCCCATCATATCGGCGTAGGCTTGCGCTTGGTGCGCGTCCTGCTCGCTGGTGCCATAGAAGCCACCATAGACACGGCCCTTTTTGCCCTGCTTCTGACCACTTGCGCGGACAATCTGAATATCCTGCTCGCTCATGCCTGGATTGCCGGAACCATGAACGATCACCATGCCATTTTGCGCGATCTCAGTCTTTCCGTCTTGGCGATCCTGCTGGGCCGAATTGCTTGACGGTTGCTTGACTGCGCCCTGCTGCGCTTGGGCCTGTTGCACCTCACCGATAGCCGCTACCCCAAAGCCGCCACCATTGAGCGGCACCGGCATCTCCTGGCCCTTGCGGCTGGCCATGGCAGCCTCTTTCTCGGTTGCGAACGGCTTGCCTTTGCGGGTGATGCGCAACGACTTGAGCGGGCCAAATACCGAATCGGTGGCGCTGCCTGCCTGCTCGATGGACTGCGCCACCGGGCTGCGCGGATCGCGGGTGGACTGCTCGCCCATGCTGGTATCGACCTGCTCGCGGGTCAGGTGAGGACGGGCATAGTTGGTATTATCCGCCTGGCCGCCGTGGCTCGGGCCGCCTGCAAAGATGGTATCGGATAGCGGGAGCCCCTTGGCTTTACCGGCCGCCTGTTGTACCCCATCACCCACGACCGCCGGCAACCCGGCTTGGGGGCCATGCGGGATAAACTCCTGGCCCTTCGGCATATCCAGCTTGGGATCTTGTCGGCCGGCCCAGCCATTCACCCCCTCGGCCCGCAATGCGTTCAGCACCTGCTCGGTGTCTTCCTCAGTGCGAACCGGCGTGCCCGCCTCTGGCTTGTTGCCGTCGCGCCAGCGCTGGGCGCTCTCTTTGCGCAGCGCTTCCAGATCTACTGGTGCTGACTCGGCATGTGGCTGACCAGCCTGCCAGTTGGCACTTGATTCATGCAGCAGCTCATCCCCTGATTGCGGGCGGACATAGGGCTCCGGCTCCCCAGTCGATTGACCATCGCCATTGCGCATGACGAACCCTTGCCGCTTGATCGCTGGCTCGTCCGCAATGGGGTCAACCTGACTGAAGCGGGGCATATCGGCAGGTGGCGCAGCAGGAGCAACATCGGCCAGTGGCGCAGGCTCTGCCATCGGCTCGGCTGCAACCGGCCGGTAACCTTTGATCGCCTTTTCTGCCTGCTTGGCATATTTGGCGGGGATTGCAATGCCATCACCATCGGTGATGTAGGGCATATCGGCCTGCTCGGCCCATGACGCCAGCGCATCAACATCCCCCTTCACACGCAAGATGCCGCGCTGATCACGTTCAAACACACCGGGGAACTGGCTCCCACTGGGGCCGAGCGGATTCAGCTCTCCCTCAGCCTGTGTGGCGGAGGGCGCCTGCTCGCCGTCTTCCAGTGGAGCAGATGCAAAGTTCGGATCCACTGCCGGACCAGCAGCGTCCTCCGTCACCGGCGCGGAAGGCTCTGCAACCGGACCGGTCCCAACGCCATCTTCCTGGCTGGCATGCTTACCGCCTCGCGCCCCACCGACAGCACCTACCGCACCACCTGTCCCCATCCCTATCAAGCCGCCCTCGATCGCGCTCGACATGACCCCCTTCATCGGGTCGATATCAGCGGCGGCCACCTCGTTGAGGGATTCGTTGACGGCGTATTGCTGCACCCCATCCTCCAGGGTTTCGCTGATACCCTCACCTGCCTCCCCCTTGGCAGCACCTTTCAGCACTCCACCGGTGGCCGCCTTGCCCGCCAGCATCTTGAACAGCATGGCATCGCCCATCATGGAACCGACAGCCGCCGCGCCCCACACCTTGGCGTCGCTCATGGTGGCTCGGCTGGCAACATTGGCAGTCTCCTCCCGGGCCAACGACAGCTTTTCCTCATCAGAGAGGTGTTGCGTCTGCTGATCCTGGTCGATGCGGGTGAATGCCTGGCGGAAGGTATCGCTGCGGGAAAGCTCATCAAAGCTCATGCCCAGCACGGTGTCACGAGTGTTCACCCCCGCACTGCCGACTGACCCGGTCGCACCAGTGGTGACGGCGGCGCCGGTGGCAATTTTGGACACGGCCTTGGCGGCGACCGCTTCGGCTACCTCCTGGGTCGCGCCACGCTTGACCATGGATGCAGTGACAGCCCGGCCGATAGAGGCTTTGGCGGCCACCCCAGTCACCCCGCCAGCGGCGAGTGTCGGTAGCAAAGAGCCAACGCCCTGCGCCATTTTCATCGCCCAGACATCGATATCCCCTGCGCCATCCCCCAGGGTCAACCGGCCTTCTGGCGTTTCATCGACCAGTCGGCGTCCCAGTGCCTCCTTGGCGTCAGCGCTCATACTCTCGTTCAAGGCATCCGCGCCGGATTGAGCTAAATCCCCTGTTGCCGCAACCCCTTTCATCAAGGGGGTGATCGCAGAGGCAACATTCCCCCAAGCAGTCTTCCCCCCATTCTCTTTCCCGTGACTTATCACGCCCCGCGCTAACTCACCAATGCCACCGACCAGCTCCAACGCGCCAGCGCCTACCGCCTTGGGATAATCGCTCCATTCTGTGTCGAGGTCTCGCTTTGGGGCCGCAGCTGCGGGCGGTGATGAAAGCTGACTGTTGATGCCATCCCAGAACTGCTTTCCTCGAGAGTCAGATTGCAGCGGTTGTGGCAGGGATGCGTCACGGAGACTGTACTTGTCCATTCGAGTGGCCTCGGCTGTATTCAAAAGAAAAGCCCCGAGCGGCGAACCGTTCGGGGCTTTTGAGATGGGGCGATCAGCATGCAGACTGACCGACGATGGAGAGATGCTAACGCTGGGCGGGTGAATATTCAACCGGCATCATGCGCTCAATCCGATTGGCAATCAGCCTGCGATCCTCTGGGGTCAGGTCAATAGCATCCAGATCGCCGAGCAAGGCGGTCAGCTCGTCTTGCAGTTGGGTTGCACTCATGCCGCCACCTCCAGCTTGAAACGCTCTATCACACTGACCGGATACGCCTTCACCGTGCCGTAGTTAGGGTCTTCAATGTCGATGATGTCGCCAGCCAATCCCATCTCCAGCGCAATCTTCTTGAGCCGGTTGGCGGTCTGGCGTCGGTTGCCACCCTCATCGATATAGAACTGCTCCAGCCCTGCACCCTTCACGCTCTTGTGCTTGGTGCCAACTCCCAATTGCTCTTTGAGCGCTTCGTTCTCACGTTTGGTATGGCCCAGCTTGGCCATTACGGACGCCTCTCGGCTGCTGGAGATGCAAGCCTTGGTGCGGATCGCCTCGTCTCGCTCACGCTGCACCGCTTCACGCCGCTTAACCTCCCCCATCAACAGGGCCAGTTGATCGCTATTCATGGTGGAAGCGACCAGCATGGGGTTGTTGTTCGGTGACTTTGCCACGCGCTCGCACTGGATAAAGTATTGGCGAGCCTGCTTCCCCTTCGCGTTGCGCTCAACCATGGACAGTTCTTTGGCCATGTCCAGTGCGAGGAAGTATTCCTTGCTAGGTCGCCCACCTTTAGGGTTTTTTCCAGTTTCGGAAATAACTATAAAGTCTTGATTTTCAACGAAGCCAAACTGCTCTATGCGCTCTTGGATCCAGGCGGCAAACACCTTCCCAACCTCCAGAAAGGCATGAAGCTCGCGAGCATTGACGGTCTGCACCAGATCATCACCGACCTGGCTCTGGTTAACCGGGATCAGCGCCACTTGGCTGTCAGTATCAGAAGCGTTACACTTCTCGTGTAAATTCATACACAGGTCCTCAACTTGGTTTGATTTACATCCTTCGGCCTTGGCGGTTGCACCCGCCGGGGCCGAGCCATTTACACCCTCACACATCTTTCTCTTCATACTTAAGTGCCTCTTTCAGGATCTGGACCACTTCAGAGTTAAGAGATCTCCCATTTTTCCTTGCCTGCTTGGCCAGCAAGTCTTTCAGTTCTTTTTCCATCCGAACGCCAAATGGCGGGATGCTGCTCGTCTTCATCGTCGCTCCAATACCTACACCATGTAGACACAAACTCTACATCATGTAGCTATTCAGTCAAGTGAGAAATTGCTACATTATGTAGATATTTTTTTGCCAGAGGTCACGCATGAAAGGAGCAAGCAATATCGCCCCGCTTGGAGTCAGGTTGCCTGATGATTTAAAAATTAAAATTCAGGAGCGCGCGAGGAAGAATGGCCGATCAATGAACTCGGAAATCGTGCAGATACTCCAAGACGCGATTAATCGTGGGGACACCCCTCAACAAGCCAGCTACGAAGAGATTAAGGCGGTCATCAACAAACTCTTCGATGACGCAATGAGCGGCAACCAGGATAAATAACCAAAGGCCGGGGAGCCCCGGCCTGCCTTACCTCCTTGCTTGAGCCAAACTCATCGCCTGATAGGCTGCCGCAACCGAGCAAACCGATTACTTGTAACCATGCTGGTACAATCCGTAACCGTCAGAAGCCTGCTTGTCAGCGTTACTTTGGTTGTGAGCCTTGATTAAACCCATGACGTCAACTGGTTTGCCGTATGGCTGGGGCGGTTTTCCTAAACCTGTGGCCATATTGGCGCTCGCCAGCTGTCTGGCTTGCGCAATGCTGGGCCGCTGTGGTTCTTTCGGCCCTTCAATTTCACGAATCCTCTCAGCAGATGCCGCCGCTTGCTTGGCTGCCTCCTCTTTCGCAACAGCTTGGCGCCATAACGCAAAGGCACCGTCCATTTTTTCCGGGCTTTCAAGATAGCTGCCAAGCCACCCCCCCTGCTCAGCCTCCCTCATAAACTGCTGGCGTTCAGGGTTGCCCTGGCTCCACTGCTCAGGATTGACACCAGATGATTCATCCGGCGCTGCACCATTGCTGACGCCATAGATGCTGTCTATTTTGGCTTGGTTTTCTTCGTAACTTGCGAGTAGTTGTTTGGCTTGTGCTTGCCTCTCTTCCAGACTGCCCACTGCATCACTGGAGAGAACTTTTGCTACGTTTTTGTTGAGCTCCTTGATCAAGTCAACACTCGCCTGCTTATGACCTTTCAAGTCAGCTTGTTGGGCTAAGCCAAGGTTCTGACCAACACGGTTTAGTGTCTCGCGGTTTTGCCCTGCCCCACTAAGCTGATGGTACATCTGGCTACGCTGGTACACCGTCTTTATCAGATCCCCCCATTTTGAGACTTTAACCGGATCGCCTGGCTGCGTGCTTCGACCTTCGGTCACTACGCTATCAGCAGTGCTGCCGTCAGCATAAGTTACCTTCAGTCCATACATGACACCGCGCCCATCTTGAGTTGGAATGACATGCGTCAGCTCTTTATCTGTGATTTTTTTACCAGATGCCGCATCGACCTCGCCAATACCGCGCTTAACCTCCTGCTCCAAGATGGTATTTAATGGGCCAATTATTTTCGACGAGTTGATGCGTTGGACAATGGCTCGCTGATCATCCTCATTTTCCCAACTCAATTTCCCAGAGTCGATATCCTTCATCAGGCCAGAAATTTGCGGCACGATTTGCCGAGCGTCCTGAAGGTGCTGATTATCACTGTATCGGTCAAAATTGAACCGGTAGAGGGCTCCGCCCTTCTGGAACTCCTTGTTCTTCATCAGGTCAACATACCCTGCCGGATCCGCCTCGCCCCTTAATCTCGCTTGGAATGCAGAGTCAATCAATGGCAGGCTATCCTCAAGAAGCTTTTGGTTTACTCTCTCACTTACCAGCCAGTCACTCTCTTGTTTGGCCCTCCCCTCCGCAGCCTGAGCGAGCACCAAGTTGGCATTGCGGTAATCCCGCAGGCTACCCGCCTCTTTCTTTTTGAGGTCAAACTCCTGCCCCCATTGCTCCTTGGCTGTTTTCTGTTGCTCAACCGAGTTGTCAAAAGTGGCCTTCCGAAGAGAGAAGTCGCGATCTGAGTTCTCCTTGTTCTGCTTCACCATTGCATCGCGCAGCCCCAACTCGCGCTCTTGCCGAGCGTCCTCTTTCTGGCCCCGCTGGTAGCGGTCCATGGTGTTGAAGCCAGCCAGAAAACCTTCCGCCAATCCCGATACGCTCATCATGCCTCCTTAAAACAAGCTGTCTGCCAGAAAACCAACCCCAGCACCTGCCAGTGCGCCCAGAGGGCCACCGAGTGAACCCGCCATGCCCAACATGGCGCCCATCGATGCGCCAGTGCCGATGGTGCTCAGGGTTTGCCCCTTGCGAGCGGTCTTGAGACTCTTGTTGGCAGCCTCCATCTCCGACTCTCTGTTGGCCGCATCGCGCAGGCCTGCCAGACCTTGCTGGCGAGTCTGACCGCCGATATCCAAAATGCCGTACCCCATCACACACCCCCTCCGGTTTTGATTGCCTCACGCAGCCCCGCATCCGCGCCGGTCAGGATCCCCATTTGCCGGGTCTGCTCCTGTTCACGCAGGCCGTTCTCGGTGCCTGCCGTCATCAGCGCCATGCGCAGCCCCTGGCTGTTATCATTGGCATTGCTGCTGGTGCCCAGCCCCATCCGCGCATTGCGGTTGGCCGTAGCCTGCTGAGCTGAGCGGAGCGCGTTGGCGTTGTTCTCATCCACCCGCCCCAGTTGCTCCCGCAGCAACTGGCCGTTGGTGGCCAGTTCCATCAGTTCCTGCTGCTTGGGGTAGAAGCGCGTCTTCCAGTCCTGGTACTGCTCTCGGGTGATTTTGGCGTAAGTGTCTGCGGCGTAACCCATGGAACCCCCTTAGTAACCCTTGCCCTGCAGCACGGATGCAGTCGGGCTGATTTTCTTGATCTCCGTTGCCGCCGGCGCTTTCAGGCTGGCCAGCCCATACGAGGTGGCGGATCCTGCCAGGGTTCCCACCAAACCAGCCGTCGCCTGCTGACTTTGGTAAGAGCTCTGTGCATCACTGGTCGCCTTGCGCAGGCTGGTTGTGGCCACATCGCCAATACCAGCCAGCGATTCAGCCTTCTGCCCCGCGCCAATGCTCACCACGTCCTTGAGCCCAGCAACATACTTGTCCTGCTGGCTGGATTGTGCGCGGTTAGTGGTATCGGTCTGACTCAGGGCTTGGTCCGTTGCCAGTCCTTCCATCGCCTCCTGGTACCTGCCGCTGGTTGGATCTACTCCACTGGCCGCCATGGAGTCAGCCAGCCCGGCGCGCGCCTCACCAAAGGATTGAGCAGTGCCAAGCGCTGCGGTGCCCGCCAGTTTGTCGAACTCCCCCTCGCTGTTGAGGTCATCCACCTTCTCCATGAAGAGGTCCTCATACTGCTGCAGGTCGTTCTTGTAGAGATCCCACTGCTCCATCGCCACACCGGCCGCAGCCTTCTGAGCCTCGGTCTCCTTGATTTCGTTCGAACCGCCCTTCCCCATCACCTACACCTCATAGGTTGATCTGAAACACATAGAGCCCATCAGCATCATCCGGCTGACGGACCCATCCCATTCTTGGCGCAACCTTGAGCCACCCTTTACGCGCCGAGTGGAAGCGCAGCCAGCGTGCCCCAATCAGGCGTGCCAGGCGCTTCACTTCCGGCAGGTGTCGCTCCGGCGCCCCACCATCCCCCCACCCCACCCAGACCAGGACACCGATCACGCCATCTTCTGCCTGTGGCTTGAGCACAAACCCATCATCACCACGCAAGAACAAAAACGCCTGCTTTTGACGGCAGGCGCTGGCGATGTTGCTTGGTAGGCTGGGCTCTCCTACCGATTTTCCTATCCGGCCCAGAGCGGCTTTCATCAATTAAACTGGCTCCCTGAGGGTAGCAAGCAGAATGCAATGCTTTGAGCGGGGACCCTAACACCTGCACTACCGCCGTATGACGCAGACTGAGAATCTATGATGACCGCGCAGGATATGGAGGCCGCGCCAGTACCAGCGTCAAACCCACCCTGGATTGTTATCGATTGGCTGGCTGCGGCAATTGAAATGTTGCTTCCTGATCTCACCTTGAATGGGGCTGTCGCGATGATGCCCCCGGCTGAATTTGTCAGAACGAGGCGGCCCGATATGGTCGCCGGCACATCCTGATCGTTACCACCTGGCCGATATCCACCAGACGCATACACCTCAACTGTTACCCCAAGGCAATACAAGTTTGCGGCATGAGTCCTCGAACCTTTTACGGACGCCGATGCCACTACATGACCACTCCCTGCGCTGTCTGTTGAGTTCGCACTGACAACCTTAGCACTCAGCACATCCCCAACAATCTTGTTGGCATAGACAGTGCCTTTCACATTGCAGGTTTCCTCGATGGTGACATTCTGGAATGTGCCTGCATTGGCGTTGACTGTACCTGTAAATGATCCGTTCGAGGCGAATAAACGGTCAGTGTAGAGCGAGCCATCGGCATAGATGATCGTATGCCACGTCCATGACCAACCACCATATGGCCCCCCCTTCCCAAAGCCGGCTGCCCCACCAGACATGTAGCTGTTGCCCATGTCGATAACGGCGCCATTGATGATGGGCGCTGACAGACTCACACCGGCCTTCACATAATCAGCCGTGATCTTCTCAGAGTTCAGGATCTGGATGGTGGCTTTGCGGATAATGGCCTCGGCAATGACCGCCTGCCCGTTGTCGATGGCAAACAGCGGCGCCATGGGCGTTGAACTATTCGGGTCGAATACGAACACCTGAGAGGCAGAGATAGCCACCTGACTCGTGCCGTCAGAGTTTGCAATCAACCCTATCCCGGCAGTGATCTGGCCCGCGCTGGCTTTCGCTGTCCACATGGCCTGGGCCCCATTTTGCAAGTCGGCAATAGCTTGGCTCTGGAGTTGAACGGCGGCGGCATTGGCTGCAATCCTCGGGTCGTCAGTGGCAACCCACGCAGTTCCACTGTAACGATACGGCCTGTTGTTGTTGGCTGTGTCAAACCACAGATCACCGGTGCCCATCGCTGACCCTGGGGCAGTGGCTTGGAAGAACGTTTTATTCTTGCTACCTGCAACAGCAGACACCGTATCAATCTGGCTTCCGAGGGCTTGCATCGCATCGGCACGAGCGACTGACTCTGCCGTGATCTGGCCTTGGAGTTGCTGATCTCCCTGCTGATAGTTTGCCGTTACCTGCTGGATCTGACTGGCCAGCGACTCGACGGCATCAGCCCGGGTGGTTGCCTCTTCATTGATGCGACTAGAAAGCTCAGCATCCGCCGTTTGCATTGTGGACTGTTGCTGATTCAGCTTCTCGGTCATGACGGCATCAGCATCAGCGCTGACCCTGGCCACCTCGGCAATACTGGCTGAGAGGGACTGATCCACCCCCTCGATTTGCGCTTCAAGCACAGATGTCTTCTGTGCCAGGGCTTCATCTGCCGTTGATCTAACCAACTGCTCATTGGTGATCTGCGCCTTCAGATCTGCCGTTTCGGCATCAAACTCTGCGGTCAGTTGCTCAACAGTCCTGGCTTGCGCCTCCTGTTGATTCGCCAGCGTGCTCTGCTGCTGGAGAATGACGCCGCGAGCTTTCCGGTTCTCCCGGTCGCGTTCATCCCCGGCCAGAGCCCCTTCAACCAGGCTGGCGGCGCCAACATCTACCTCTGATTCCAGCTTGTCCTGGCGCTGGCTCAGCGACTCCTCATTGCTCACCACGACCCGCTGCAGCTCGGTGATGCTGGCCGAGTTCTCTCCGACCGTCACATCGATGGTGCTGATCCGCTCCCCCAGCGCTCGGTCGGCATCTGCCATGGCTTTGCTCGATTCAGCGAGAGATGCAGACAGCGCCGTATCGGCGGCCTTGAACGCAGCATCTACAGTGCGGATCTGCTGGGCAAGCGCCTCGTCTTGGTTCGCCCTAGCGGACTCCTCGGCAGCAACCCTCGCTTTCGCATCCTCGAGGTCGCTGCCGAACTGCGCCTCGACCTCAGACACCCGCATTGAGATAGCCTCATCGGCGGTGACCCTGGCTGATTCCTCCTGGGTGATGTTTGCCGCAAGATCTGCCGTCGCACTTGATAACGTCGCAGCCAATTGGTCCTGGCGCAAGGACAACGCCTCATCAGCCGATGCGCTCGATTGTTCCAACGCCTTGATGTCGGCACTCGCTTGAGCATCAGCCGCCTTGAACTCCGCCGTGACGCTATCAATCCGCTGCGACAGGGCCGAGTCTGCATCAGAGGTCACCTTCTCAACCGACGAGATCCTGGCTTGGGTAGCAGCGTCCTTCGCTTCAAACTTCACTTCCATGTCTGCTGTGCGCTGAGCCTGCGCCTGCTGCTCCGTCAGGATTACCCTCTGCTCTGTACGGATGGTCCCAAATGCCTTCCTGGTCTCCCGGTCGCGCTCATCCACGGCCAGGGCACCATCGATCGCAGCAGATGCGTTGTCGTCATCATTCCCTCGCTGCAGCTCGAGTTCTGCCGTGATGGCGTCGAATCGGCCAGCAGTAATACCACCGTCATCCGCGAAGATTTCTTCGAGCGCCTGGATCTTGGCCTCGGACGCCCCTGTCCTCACTTCGAGTCCACTGACCCGTTGCGCGGCCACCTGGTCACTTTCTGCGGTGACCCGCGCCAGCTCAGTGATGTTGGCCTGAAGGGTTTCATCCCCTTCGGTGAGTTGGGCTGCCAGCCCATCAAGGCGCTGCGCCTGTGAACTCAGCTCATCGGTGTGTACCGTCAGCTTGCTTTCCGCGTTGGCCAGCCGCTCGCCCTGCTCGTCAACCTCTTGCTGTGTCGCCTTCTGGGCCAGCACCCCTTTTGTCGCATCAAGCTCTTGACCGATCTGGGTGACCCGCTGCTGTTCGCCTGTGAACTCCCCCCGGGTGACGGTTTGGCTCAAGCTGGCGTCCAAGCCGTTGATGCGCTGCTCTGCCTCTGTAATCCGCGAGCCCTGGCCGTCAACGGTGACATTGTCTGCCTTGCTGCTGATCTGGCCAGCAACGGCATCAAGATCTTGCTGCACTTCAGTAATCGAAGTGTGAAGCTCATCTCGCACCGCATTGACGGCATCCATGGTGATACTGCCGTTTTCAGGATCGACGACAAACACCGCATCGCGGAACGAGTCAAAATCCCCCTTGTACTTATCGAGCTTCGCATTCAGGCGATCCTGTACCAGTCCGATCTCAATGCTCGACATCCCCAACTGCTGCTGGGCATCATCCAGCAGCTCTTGAGCTACCTTCTGGCGCTCATCCAGCCCAGCCAGCTCCTGCTCAATACTGGGGATCTTGTCCTCGATGGCGGCGACCTTGGGACGAATGACCTCGATCTCATCGACTTTGGGCTTCAGGATTGCAATGTCCAACTGGAGTTGGGGAACTTGCTCTATTGGCCCCAGCAGCGTCTGGGCCAGGTGGCTCTCCTCTATTTTCCCCTGCAGTTCGTCGAGAATGTCCTGCACATCCCGGCTTGTCTCTGCTGCAACACCCTGCACGCCCTGGAAAGGCCCACGGTCATCCTTGCCATTGACGAAGCGCACCCAGTAGTAAAACTTTGCACCTTTACCAATCGCGTCAGAGAAGAGGTTGGCCGACGAAGTGCCTACCAAGGTGGCATCGGCTTGGTTGTCGCTCTCAGCTCGCCATATCTCGGCGTGAGCATGCCCCCGGTACTGCGGCGGATCCCACTCAACAAGGACCGTGTGAAATGCGCCATTGGCGATCACATTGACCGGGGCATGAGGAAACTCCATCTGGCCAGGAGGGAAAAGGTCAGGGTTCTTACCGGGGACGTAAATGCCGCCAGGCCCTGGGCGCAGAGTGGACAACCCCAAGGCGGTCAACTCCCGGAAGGTAACAGCCTTGTCGAGCCGGTCACCACGCTGCCCTGTCAGCAGCTCTACGTTTTCAGAGGTTGCAGCTTGGTCCCGGCCAGCACGGTATGCGGGTTTCTTGGCCATCAGTTCACCATCTCCGCCATGCTGCTCGCCAGCGTGATTCGGCGTACCACAGAGGTACCCAAGACCTCAATCTGCCAGAGGCGGCCCCGCACTGGCGGTAGCCGGAACGCCCCATCCACAAGGTTGCCAGGAGACAGCTCCATCACGGGTTCACCATCAACGAGCAGCGTGATCCCCACCTTGGCGATATCCCCCGCCAACACCCTGCAGCAGCTGAACGATGTTCCCTCGGGCATCATGAAGAGTTTGGATCGCCACACAAACTGGCCATTGCTGGCACTACCACCGCGCCAAACTTGCAAACTGCGGCCCTTGGCCACGAAGAGGGAGTCGCTCTCCATATCGGATACTGCTGCATCCCACCGGTTCGTCAGCTCCCGGATGTCGCCACTCTTGGGGTCAAAGATGAATGCGTGGGTATCCGTCAGAGCGACATACTTGCCTTCGTGGTGCCATGCCCGCATGGATTCCGGCTTCATAGCGCGCCACTGCTTGCGGGTAATAACCTGCTCGGTGACCACTTGCCCGCCATTGGCGCCAACGCCTACCAGCCCATCAGGAGAGGCATAGAGCACCACCCCATCCATGGCGACCATAGAGCGCCCGCTGATGCAGGCCTGTGGCAGCTGGCTCAGCTTCTGAGTAGTTACAGAAGCCGGGCTTACACCCTGTGCTAGATAGGGGTATCCCTTGGTCCCAATCACCAGAGTTGTGTCGATGGCGGCGATCGCAACGATGTCGTGCTCAGTGGTCAGCCGGTACTTCTCCGGCCAGGCGTAGGGAAGGTAAGGCTCGCACAGGTAGAGGGAGTTGCCAGCAAACCCCGCACACATGCCATTCGCCATTTGACACAAGCCGCGCATGCCATCCGGCGGCATGGTGTAGTCGTAGGTCTCCAGCACAGCGCCCAGCTCCCCATCCTCCCGGATATCGACAAACGATGCTTGGGCAATGGGCAGCTCGGCGACCAACAGGTAATCGGCAAGGCCGCCACCTGACACCGACCGATATATCCGGCGCTTGGTGATGTTACTGTTCTGGGTTGTCGGTGGGCTCAGCATCAAGGTGACGGATGACCCTGGGATCCCGATATTCACCTTTCCACTGACAGGGCCCGGGGGCCCCTCCTCACCCATCGCAGTAACGAAGGTATCCACGTAGAAGCGGGTTTCGTCATCTGTCAGGTCATCATCCACACCACCAACAGGTGAGGTGATCGTGCCAATCCCGACCGGAACACCTGGGGCTGGAATGCCTAGTCGATACCACGCCGTCGGCTTGTTGCTACCGCCTGTGGCTATCTGGGCATGGGTCACCTTGGGATACTCACCATCCGTGTAGTAAACCCGGCCATACGAGTCCTGAGCTATCGGGGAGCGGATGGCCTCCACCACCTTGTTCCAGGAAAACCAGTGCTGGCCATAGTGAAAAAGGGTGGTAGGCACGATGGGCAATTCCACACCAGCACTGGCGTCATCCTCCAGCGGGGAGATAACGCCATGGTCAAAATGGCAGTCACGCGCAATCACCGCGACTTCATCAGACAAGAGGTGTGGCTCCACGCGCGGCATAGTCCCTCGCATGGTGACGATATCGAGTACGGGCATGGGGATCTCGGAGAGGCAGAAACGAAAAAGCCCCACTCGGGAGAGCGGGGCCATGATGGGTAAATCCTAACGCTGACAGCGCCAGGAGGCAAGGCTCACTTGGCTGGTTGCAGCAGCACGGCGACCACGCTCGCCGTGATGGGCTCGAGACGGACGATCACTCTTCCGCCCCACGGGCCACCGGGTAGCGCAGCTTGATCTCCGCCACCTTGTCGCGCCATGCCTGCTCGGCCGCTGCTGTCTTGTCGTATTGCCACTCCAAGAAAAGGGGGTCGGACTCCGCCACGTAGGCGCGCTGGCGGCGCGCCAGTTGCCCCTCTGTCAGCTCATAGTTGTGCTGGGCGAGCACGGAGGCTATGACCTCCTCACTCATGCCCAGCTCCGCCATAAAGGCCGGATCGTAGTTGTCGTGCGTTTCGCCGTCGTATAAGTAGCTCATCTATTTGCCCCGCTCGAAATGTTAAACAGGCTGCAGCGCAGCCGCCAGGTGTTTGCATGCGCGGCGTGCGCACACCACGATTGGATGCATGGTCGGCAGTCGCCTGCCGTTAGCCTGCCTGCCGCTATCGCCCGTTTGAAGCGGCGCAGCTTGTAGCGGATGCGCTTGATGCTGTTTTTGCGCAACAGGCGGTGGGTGGGGTAGATGCGGTAGCCGAGGAAGTCGAGCGCCCTGCCGTTATCCGGCCCAACCGGGAATATCTGGGTCTTGCTGTTAGTGGTCAGGCGCAGCGCACTCCACAGGAACTGCTCGATGCGCGCCCGCCACGCCTGCAGCTGCGCCTTGTCGTGATGCAACACCACAAAATCATCCATGTAGCGGATGTAGTACCGGATGCCGAGATCGTGCTTTGCGTAGCGATCCAACTCGTTGAGATAGAGATTGGCAAACAGCTGACTTGTCAGGTTGCCGAGCGGGATCCCGACACCCGGCCGCCCTGGGCTCGAGTCGATAATGGCATCGAGCAGCCTGAGCGTGCGATCGCAGTGGATGTGGCGGCGCAAGATCGCCTTGAGGCGGGCGTGATCGATGCTGGCGAAATACTTGCTGATGTCCGCCTTCAGGCAGAATAGTGGGCCGTGAGCTTGCCTGATCGCCCGCATCCAGCGCTGTGCCCTGTTTGCCCCGGCATGTACCCCCTTGCCTTTGCGGCAGGCGTAGCTATCGAATATAAAGCGCGGGTCAAGCGCTGGCTCCAGTACATTCATGATCGCCCGGTGGACAACTCGATCCACGAAGCGGGGTGCCGAGATCAGGCGCTGTTTCGGCTCAAAAACATAAAACTCCTCGTATCCGCCGGGCTGATAGCTGTCGTGCAGCAGATGATTGTGGGTGTCGTGCAGGTGCTCTTCCAGGCGCTGCATGTAGCGCAGGGCGGCGGGCGAGGTGCGTTTTCCGCACAGGCAGCGCAGGGCAGCCTGGTGCAGATTGTCAAACGATATGATTTGGTCGTACATGAGGGCCTTAAAGTCGGCGGCCCGGCGCACCGGTGCCGCCTGTTCAGTTTTTCGGCGATAGCCGAGGCATCGACATCCCTTTGATAATGCACTGGACAACGCCCCGTGAGGTGTTGCCTTCTGGCTGCTGCCAAAGGCGGGGCGAAACCCAATGTTCGTGTTCGTGTTCGCGCGTGAATTGTTCAGATTGAGCGCAGCCAGGCCAGCGTTGGCCCCGTTGTTCCAATTGCCGCCACGATACGGGAGTCGCATGATGTCGGAGCCCATGATTAGGCGGCTCGCTCGTATTTGAGCCAGCCGCCGATCATCCTGCCGATCTCGAGATTGAGACCGCTCCAGTGCTGATATTTGTTGATGGGTAGATAGGTCAGGTCTTTGGCCAGCCTGATCTGATTTTGCAACACCGCCAGTTCGACATCGAGATCGGTGAGCGTGGTCTTCTTGTGATAGCGCTTCGCCGCCGTAATGACGAGGCGCAATAGCGTCAACATGCTGGTCCTGATCTCGGCCGCCAACACATGCTTCTCTGACTTCGGAAACTGGCGCAGGGCGATGTGCCCATACTGCATCATGTCGCGGATCCGCTGCTCGATAACGAGCGGTTGTTTATCCATGGCATCCTCAACCGATTAAGCGCCACTACCGTGGCGCCAACAAAACCCAAGGCGCAAGGCTCAGGCAAAGGCGGGGCGAAACCCAATGAACGTGAGCGCGAGCGCGCGTGAAGCGTTCAGATTGAGCGCAGCCAGGCCAGCGTTGGCCCCGTTGTCCCAAGAGCCGCCACGAAACGGGAGACGCTCGCCGAAATTGCGCATATAGATGCGCCCCTGCGGCAAGGCCCCAGCCGGCTCCAGCAGCAGCCGCTTCATCGCCTGATTGCTGACGTAGCTGCCTGATTTTGTCATTGCTCGCCACTCTACGTTGGCTGAGTTGCCTGCGTTGGCGTTGTCTCCGATGGCTCCCAGTCTGTTGTTGACTGCGTTGGACAGGATGGCCGATCCACCGGTTGGTGTTGACGCATCAAGAAACGCATCGACAAACGCCCAGTCAACTTCGGCCTGGGTGTTGTAGGCAGAAATCTTAAAGCGCCCATCTTGCAGCAGCAATCCGTCCTGCCACTCCCAGACGTTGCCGACCAGATCCGCAATCCCGCCCAGCGTGCGAGTATGCGTCGCCTCGGACCCCATCGAGCCGGTCTGGGTTCGCCCCGTGCCGGCTGTATCACCCGGCGCTCTATTGTCGGCCCGATCGCCTACCATCCAGGTTTTGGCGTGGCTGCGCCCCCAGTTGGTATTGCCAATCGGCTCGTAGCCGTTGGCCATGCACCACAGGGCGATTGCCGCCCATTCGTGCGCCGTCATCAGATGCCAGCCTGCGCCTTTTGCACTACAGGCGTTGCGGGCGGCGGTGTGATCGAGCGAGGTGCGGGGATCTTGCCGCGGCGCGCTGACAGCGCCGGAGCCGGACGCAAGATATGCGCCGATAAAAATTTCGCCCTTAATGCTGCCAGTGCCCACATCGAACGCCGTCACATCGCCAGTGCCCATATCGGCAGTCATGCCCAGGTCGGCGTAGCTGAAGCGCGGCAGCACGAACATAGCATTGGCGTTGCCAGCGCTGTCGCGAATGATGGTCTGTCTGCCGCCGGTTGCCCGCTCCAGGGCGTAGCGCTCCGCATCGAGGATGGTGGCGCCGCCCACGCGCATCAGCGAGCCGGTCCCGGCTTCGGCCGTGGCATTGGCGGCCGCAGCGGCGCGATCCGCTTCGGTCTTTGCCCGGTCGGCTTCGACCTTGGCGCGGGCCGCCTGGCCCTCCCCCTCGCTGGTCACACGCTTCCAGGGTATCAGCGTTTGCTTGGTGCCATCCGGCGCGGTCACCTCGATAGTGGTGGCAGTGCTCGTCAGCAGCGCCTGGAAGGCATCACTTTGCTGCTGATAGGCACTCAGGGTAGCCGTAAGGCGACGGGCGAACTCCGGCACGGAATCCGAAAAGGTTGTAATGACCTCGTAGGCTTTGCCCGTGGCAGTGGTGCCACGGTATGACTGCACCAGATACAGCTCCGTGTTGGACACCACGTAGTCCACCTCGTAGAAATCCACCGAGGTGCCACTGGTGATACAAAAAAGGTGGCCCTTGGCCACCCCGTTCTTGGTGTCTGCGAAGGTTGTCCCGGTACCGGTCACCTTCTTGTTACCATTGGTGACGGCCACCGTGCCGTCACGCTTCCACACTCCAGCCATGCTGCCCCCTTACTGCCCGGTCACGCGGGAGAAGCCTTCGGTCTTGCGCTGCTCCATATTGGTATCAACCTGGGTCTTTTCACCCAGCTGCTGCAGGTAGGCGTTGTAGTGGCCGACAGCCCGATTGGAGTTGGCGCTGTATTCGGAATCCTTCGAGAAGGCCCGGTACATGATGAAGTCGATAAGCGGGTTGATGTAGATGTCATCCAGATCGGCCAGCGCCGGCGTGCCCACGTTTTCCACGTCCGCCAGCACCTTAGATTGCGGCGCCACGGAGTAGATCACATCCACCTTCACTGCGGCGGCGGGGCCCGGGTAGAGATAGAAGTTCTTGGGGTCCCGATCGTCATAGGTGTAGGCGGCCACACTGGTGCCATCCTTGCCTGCATGCCAGTCAGGGTAACTGTCATCGAGGGCGCGCCGCGGCACGAAGCGGATCACTTTGCCGTCGGCATTGCGCAGCACCTCGATCAGCCGCAGGGCATCTGCAGGCAAAGTCTGCTTGGTACCGGCGGCGCAGTTGAACTGAACGTTCTTGGTGTGGGCGTCAGGACGCATCAACACGATCGCCTTAGCGGCATCGTTGTAGTAGTCCAACAGCTCCTGCTTGGGCCAGCGAACCCAAGTGCGATCGTTGAGCAGGGTATTTACCCGCTTCAGGATCGAGTCAACGGTAACGGTTGCCATGTGTGGGGTCCTTTAAAAAAATGAGTGTTTGCGTGGCGGGTTGTGAAATTCAACTTGGGTCGGGGCGCTGTGCTCTTTGCGGAACCGGCCGGCGCGGCGCCAACCCTCGACAAACTCGGAGCGGTGGTAGTTGGCTCGCTTGGGGTCAGACCAGGGGCGGTCTGGCTGGGCATAGAGCAAGGCAGCGACGCCATGGGCAATGGCATCGGCGTGATCGTGGTAGAGCTGGGCTGGGAGGTCGGTGGCGCCTTTGACCGGGGCAGCCACATACCAGATCCGCGCATCGCTGAGATCAGTCAGGATGCTCAGCTCATTGGCCGACATGGCGAAGTAGTCACGCCCACTGACAAATGGCGCGCCCCCTTCACCGGTCAGGTGCAGCACATTGCACGATGTCATCCCGCTGATGTTGCAGACCTCCACCAGGCTGCCGGCTGACGCGCTGGGCAGTAGTCGGTCAAGGGTCAGCAAGGCCGACTCCCGGCAGAACGTGATGGCCGCCTCTGTGACGGCCTCACCCAGCATGACTTCGAGCGGGCCGGTGATGTGCAGCCTGACGGTGGGCAGGAACTGCTCACGCGACACCATCTGCATGTTATTCCCCCTGCTCGGCCAGCTTGGCCTTCAGGGCATCACGCACGCGCACCCGGTATTCGGGCACCTTCTCTTGCGGGCCCTGCGGCTCAATATCCAGATCTTCCCCTTCCACCAGGGTGGCCAGTTGGGCAGAGGTCATCTTGGCCAGATCGCGCTCACCGACCACCATGCTCTGCACTTCCGCCAGGCGGGCCTGCTCGGCGGCGAGGCGCTCCTGCTCTTCGGCGGCAGCCTGGGCAGTGGTCTCCTGCCGCTCCAGTTCGCCAGCCAGTGCCTCATGGCGGATCCAGACGGTCGGGAACTCCAGCAGTTGCATGGCGATGTGGCTCTCCACATCCACCGCGGTATGGCGCGGGAACACCAGGCGGCTGCCTGTGACGGTATCCTTCTTGCTCGGCTTGTCGCCGATGTAAACCACGGCAATCTTGTCGTTCATGGCGATGACTCCTATTCAGAAACGAAAAAGCCCGGCACAGGGCCGGGCGGACAGTGATCGGCAGCCTTACAGGTTGCCGACTACCTCGTAATGCAGCTTGAGCTTGACGGTGCCCGTCGCAGC